TGATATCTCACAACTAAATCTATCCTTGTGTCTTTTTAAAATATCGCCTTTTTTATAAATTCTAGCGTATGTATATGCGGGGTATAGTTTTAATCCTGTAGCTTTCTCCATATCTGGCAAACATTTAAGTAATAATGTCTCCATAGCCATATTTGCATATTGAGAATAGGTATCTGGTATTTGTTGATCTTTATCTTCATAATACCCTAATATTTGTTCAAAGGGTGAGAAATACCTTGAAGCTTTACAAGTATCGTAAACTTGTTTTTGCATACAAAAATAATTTCTAATAAACGCAGCAAGATCTTTTGATATTGCTTGACGAATAACTGTATATTTTTTCTTTTTAAATGACATTTCCACTCACTATTAATCTATTGTTGTTTTTATTTGGTCTTACTTCATGAGGTATAAAACCAGGAAATATAACTAGTGTTCCAGGTACAAAATTAATTTTTATAGATTGATTTGTATTAATCATCGGATACCCCACGTCATAAAAATAAAGAGGAGATGAATTTTTATCTCCTTTTATAAACCAAACAAATGATTTATTTTTTACATCATGTGTATGCAAACTATGATAATTATTTTTTAAATATTTTTGCACCCAACTATCTTTTAAAGTTAATTTGTATTTTTTAAAAACATTTGACAATTTATTTTTTATAAAATTATCAAATGATGAGCTTCTATTATAATAAGATGTATAATTCATTTCTGGTATGTTATTATCTTTTGTCAATTTTATTTCCTTAATTTCTTTTAAAGTTTCTTTATCCACTTCTACAAATTCTTCAATTACCGAATAAACAAAAGAATGTTTAGACATCTTTTGCCATTTCTTTTGGCACTGCTTGTATATTCCAATGTATAAATCTAAATGGTTCAATACCGTGATCAACCGCATATTCGTGTTCTAAGAACCCTGGAAATATTATTAATGTACCCGGCTTTGGTTTAAAGTTTATAAGTTCTTCTCCAGGCCACACACCTTTTAAATTTGGTCTCATTTTTAATTTAGTTGCACGTGCCCCAGTTCTTGGTTCGTGAAAAATTGGGTATGATGTTTTATCACTGCATTTTAAAAAATAAAAACCTGATACGTGTTGATTCCAATGTATGTGTGCAGAGTGGTGACCACCACCTTTTTTAGCAAACTCTTGTACCCATAGCTCACTAAACATAGTTTGATATTGTGACATATCATAACCTTGGTGATCTAAATACTCCCAAGATTTTTGACCAACGTAATTTCTAAAATCTAAAAAGTCGTTGTCAAATGTTAATGGTGTTGAATGAAAAGATCTACCAAAATCACCACGTTCTTTTATCCAAGCCTTCTCTCTCTTTCGAGCATCAGCAATATATTTATTACTTGCTTTATTTAATGATTTTATAAATTCTGGTTTTTGTTCTGTCCAAATAGTTGTGTTAAAATAATTGTTAATGTACATACTCTACCCATCCCGTTATTATGTATTTGTTTTCTTTTGGTGCATTTACGCCTTGATGTAAATGTGTCCAATAAGCCGGCCATATATAAAAATCACCAGCCTCTGGTTTAGCAACAAAATTTTGATATATAAATTTAGTTCCACCGCCTTTTTTTATATCGTTTAAAAATATCATAAAAGCAAACACTCTTTTTAAATATTTAGAATCACCATCATTTTCACAATGAATAATATTATAATAATTATTTGGTTTGTATTTCATAAGTTGCATAGATGGATTAAGATTCCATTTTCCAATATATTTATCTACATGAGGAAAAGCTTTTTTAAATTTTTTAATACCTTTAATTAATGTTTTTCCTAAACCAAAATAATCATCTTTGTGTTTAACTTGTAAATTAATTTCTAAATCATTAAGTTTTTTATTTCCAGCCGTTCCTGGTGTAGCACTATCAATGTTTTTTTCAAACCAATCAATAAGTTTTTTACAAGACTTTTGAGGGTATGCTTTTGGTATGTTGTATATAAAATTCATATTATCTAAAAGGTTTTCCTAAATGCCAAACAACAAGACTGTATCTTGTACCAGCGGTTACGGGTTTAACTCTATGCCATATATGAGATGGAAACACAATGATAGAACCTTTTGGTAATATCTCTTTACATTGTATTTTATGTTTTGATTCATCTCGCATATGCGGATCATAATCTCTAAAATCAAATTCTAATTCACCACCTCTATATTCTGAACCATCTGTTAACTGACAAGTCATAGATAGTTTTCTAATTTTACCATGATCTGGTGTATTTGGTTTATCATAAGGTTTATTCCAACTATCGCAGTGCCAATCGTAATATTGATTTAATTTATATTTTGTAAACTGACACGATTCAGATCTATCCCATTCAAAGTTCCAACCAGCCATTCTATTAGCTTCGTGAACAAAAGGATGAAGTTCTTTGTATATCCAAGTATCATTAAGCCAGACAAGATCAGAATTTCTTTTTCTTTTCATGTCTTTTACTTCTTGTTTGGTAAGTTCTTTATCACCATAACCACCAGTTCTAGCCATACATTCAGCTTGTGATAATCCATATTTAATTACTTCATCACAAAACCTAGGTGTTAATGCACTACTAAAATACCAATAATAATTAGATAAATTCATATGATATCAAACCAACCTGTAACAATATATTTTTCTTCTGTAGAAGAAACAATTCCCTTATGAGGATGAGTAAATCCTGCAGGCCATATAATAAGACTTCCTTTTTTAGCAGAAAATATTTTATTTTGAAAAGGAAACTCGGTTCCTCCCCCATCCTTTACTGTATTTAAATATAACATATAAACTAGTTCTCTAGTTGGATATTCTTTAGTTCTTTCAGAATGTAATGTAAGAAAACCTGTTTTTGATTTGTAATGTTGAATTTTATTTGTTTTATTTGTTTTAATAGAGTTTTGTATTTTATATTTATTAACATAATTTGTTACACATAAAACCAACTCATTAAAAAAATATTTAATTGTTTCATCATTAGAATCATTAAAAAAATGAACTTCAGTAGTGTCTTTTAAATCAGTTCTATTGAATTTATATTCAGTATTTTTTTGATAATACTTTAACAAATTATCACAAACTCTAATGGGTAGTTTGTACTCTTCTATAAAATTATGTGTATTCATACGTTATAGTTTGTACAAAATTTAAACTATCCTTTTGATTATTAGTTAAGTAATACATATTAGTTGATGGAAACATTATAAATTTATTATTAGTTAGTGGTATATCCCAGCTTCTACCTTTACGTCTGTTATCTTCATAATGTATTCTAACATTACAATCTTTGACTTTTACACCATATAATAATGTAAAGTCTGGAGAGTTACGTAGATCCACTGGATCAATATTTAATAATGGTATTGTAGTTTCTTGAGGTTTATAAACGTTACCCCACGTTTCTTTGTTGACTAAACTAATACCATATTCAAGACCAACGTGATCTCGCATGTAGGTATTCAACATATCCCAAGTTCTTGAGAACGGAAATTCTTTGTTTTGAATTACTGATTGTAAAATATCACCTGATAACTTATCTCGGTCAATATCCCAGTCTTTGGGCATTGCCACATCACCAAAATATAACGCTTGCTCTGTTAATACTTTCTTATGCATACCACCACCAGGTATAAATTATGCTGCTCCGTCTGTCAAGTCCCAGGATTGATTTGCTTCATTCCAAGCATAATACCAAGCATGTGTTTGAGCTTCATTTTGTGAAGTTTGTTCTGCAGTTAAATCAGGTTTATCTACAGGTGCTTTCCAACTTGCAGTTGCAATATCTTTTACCCACGACGCATATTGTTTTTTAGGCCAAAAGATTTGATCATCTTCATCCCAAGTATAACCTATACCTGCATAGTTTCCTCTCAATGCTTTAGCGTCATCGCCTGAGTTATGTTTGTTACCTTGTGTATTGTAAGACGTTTGAATCCACATTTGTGCAGGCCAGTTATTGTGTAATTCTAAATATTGTTGACCTACTGCTTCGTCTTCAACACCATCAGCGTTTAACATATCTTTGTTATCAAGTGTTAATACTTGAATAACTTTACTGTTTGCTCCTAGTTTTGCAAAATGTGCCATAATGTTTCTCCTTATATATTAATTTTAATTGTCATTCAACTATTGAAATTTATACCTAATTACAACAATTCCTGATCCACCGTTAGAGCCATCAGTATTACTTGATCCTCCAGCAGCTCCACCACCGCCACCACCAGTGTTATCTGTTCCATTTGCTCCTTGTTGACAAGCACTTGGTCCTCCTGCGCCTCCACCACCAGGTCCTGCGCCTCCACCACCTGATGGTCCACCGCCACCACCACCGCCAGCTCTTGTTACTGATGATCCTGTTATACTTGTTGCTACTCCTGCTCCTCCACCGTTATTACCTCCGACAGCACCGGCTCCACCACCGCCACCGCCATAACCACCTGGGCTTGGAAAACCTGGATTTCCTTGAGGAGGTGAAGTTGGGGGATCATTTCCTGCTCCAGTTGTTGGAACAGCTGCTCCGCATTGTGCTCCTGCACCACCGCCAGATCCTCCTGGTCCTATATTAGCTGGAGGGCCTTCGTCTCCTTTACCACCGCCACCACCTGTAGATGTGATAGTTGAAAAAACTGAATCAGAACCTTTTCCAAAAGGTCCTGGATTACCACCGTGTGAACCACCTCCAACTGTTATTGGATAAGCTTGAGCAGTAACTGTTATTGCTGTTCCACCTGGATTTCCATCAAGTGGACTTGCAGTATAAGGTGTTACAGGAGATTTATATTCTCTAAATCCACCTGCTCCACCTCCACCACCACCAGTTTTAGGTGAGCCGTTATTACTTTGACCACCTCCACCACCACCAGCAATTACCATATATGAAACTACATTATTAGCTGCAGTGGTTGCAGCACTATTTACTGTGAAAGTACCTGGTCCTGTAAATGTATGAATCTTACAATTACCACAACAAGTTATTGTTCCGCCTGTAGCGCATATAAATGTTTCCGTAAAAGCATCTGAACTATTACCTGTATCTGTAACTATCCACCCTTTTGTTCCATCTACATAAACTAAAGTTACCGAAACTCCTTCTGTGTTAATAGTAAAATCAGAAGCAGCTCCTTCAATGTTAGAACTGTTTCGACCTATTGTAATATTATTTGTGTCGGCCGTGTTTGCATAATCAGCTACTGCCATAATATCACCAGCGCTTGGTGAAGCTGGTAGATTAATTGTTAGTGCTCCTGATGTCGTATTTATAAAATATCCATTACCACTAACACCTGTGAATCCTGCTGTTTTTGCCGTTGTATCCCAGTTTACTGTTCCTGTTCTTCCAAAACCTGTCTGCGTTCCATTGTTTGTAATTGTTACACCAGAAGGAATAGTAAATGAATCCCCACTATCTCCTAATGTAACTGTTCCACAATTTGTTCTTGGACTAATTTTATTTACTTTTACTTCACTCATTATCTACCTTTTTTTATATCTTATAACTACAATTCCGCTACCACCGTTTTGTCCACATCTACCTGCACCAGATCTGGCTATTCCACCGCCACCACCACCTGTATTAGCTTCCCCGGCTTCTGCAGTTCTTGGACTACCATCACTACTAGCACCTCTTCCTCCACCACCAGCACCTCCGTCTCCAGATCCTCCACCATTTGGTTGGTTATCATCTTTTCCACCACCACCGCCACCAGCTCTTGTAACGGCTGATCCTGTAATACTTGTAGCTACTCCAGCGCCTCCTGCTCCAGAACTTCCATTACCACTTGTTCCAGCAGCAGATGCTCCACCACCTCCACCACCTCTATCGGGGTTATTAGTAGCAGGTGTTGCAGTTCCAGCGTTATTGCCTTGAGATGGACTTACAGGAGGCGTGTTACCTGAACCACCTGCAGCACCATTTCTTCCTGATCCACCTCCGCCAGAGCCACCATTGTTCCCTGCGTTATCGTGAGCACCACCTCCGTTTCCTCCTCCCGTTGATGTAATTGTTGAAAATACAGAAGGTCCTCCTGTAGAATTAGAGCCAGTCGTTCCTCCTCCTCCAACCGTAATTGGGAATGCTGTTGCTGTTACTGTAATAGGTCCAGCCCCTTCTAATGGGCTTGCACAATATGGAGTTACAGGAGATTTATCTTCTCTAAATCCACCAGCGCCACCACCGCCACCGCCTTCACCACCGCCGCCACCGCCGCCACCACCGATGACTAAATATGAAACTTGATTATTAGCAGCGCTACATGCTACTTTACTTACTGTAAAAGTACCTGGACTTGTAAACGTGTGAATTCTACAATTACCACAATCAGTTATTGTTCCACCTGTAGCTGCTATAAATGCATCACCTTTTACGTTTTCAGATGAATCATTTACTGTAACCCAACCTTCAGTGCCATCTACATAAACTAATGTAACCGATTGACCTTGAGTCTCTAATACTACAGATTGAGATTCCCCACTAATTTTTTCTGAGCCATTAGGAGCTACTGTTAAAGCGTTTGTATTAAAATTATCTCCATAATCTGCAACAGATACAATTGCACCTGCTGATCCAGCAGGTAAATTTACAGTAAATGATCCACCACTTGTATTGCAAAAATAACCTTCACCATTGCTAGCAGTAAAAGTTGCTGTCTTAATATCTCCTGTTTGCCAATCAACAGTTCCTGTTCTTCCAAATCCTGTTTGTGATGCACCTGATGCTAATGCAATTGTATCTCCAGATGCTCCTAAAGTAATTGTTGTTCCTGACTGATTTACAATATTACCGCCATCTGATGCTTGTAGAGCATTTGATTTTACAATGTTTCCTGCAACTGCAACTGTATCACCAGCTGCACCAACTGTAATTACATCACCACTTTCGTTGATAATGTTATTATCGTCTTGGTCTGCTATGTTATCTACTTTTATTTTACTTGTCATAATTATTGAAATTTATACCTTATTATTACTATACCTGAGCCACCGTTTCCAGCAGTTGGTGAATCGGCACCTTTACCGCCGCCACCTCCACCGGTGTTATCTGTTCCATTAGTACCACTAGCAGAGGGTCCACTAGCACCAGCACCTCCACCACCTGCTCCACCAGAAGAATTTGAACCAGCTTGTTCAGCGCCACCTCCTCCACCACCTGCTCTTGCAGTTGGTGTTCCATTAATAGATGATGTTGCACCTGCTCCACCATTTCCACCTGGGCTACTAGCTGTACCACTAGCTCCATTTGCAGTCGCTCCGCCGCCACCGCCACCACTATCTACGGTTGGGGCTGCACCACTTGGAGTAGAGTTTCCACCATTTCCTCCTTGTGGAGGACTAACAGGAGGAGTGTTTCCAGAGCCACCGGCTGCACCACATCTTCCTCCTCCACCACCACCGGATCCTCCATTAGCGCCTGCAGGTTCTGTTCCACCACCACCTGAACCGCCTCCGCCACCACCGGCAGATGTTATACTTGAAAAAATTGAATTAGTTCCATCACTAGCTCTTCCTTGACATCCACCACCAGGTCTTCCATTACCTCCACCACCTACAGTGATTGGATAGGATGCAACTGGAACTGATAGTCCACCAGATGCAGCAATTGGACTAGCTGTATAACTATCATCTGATGCTTTTGATTCTCTAAAACCACCAGCTCCACCACCACCTGAACCTTGACCAGATCCTCCGCCACCACCACCAGCAACTACCATATAAGAAACAGTGTTTGACCCTGCACCAGTACCAGCATTTGTAACTGTAAAAGTTCCAGGTGATGTAAAAGTATGAATTTTAAAATCTCCAGAAGTAGTTTCTGTTCCGCCTGATGCAGCAACAAAAGGATTTGTAACGTCTGATGTGCTTGAAGTTTGAACAGTTGTCCAACCAACTGTTGCATCTACATAAACTAAAGTTAATGCAGAATCAGCTTTGCTTATTTCTAAATTCGCAGCATCTCCATTTATATTAGAGCCGTTTCTTGCAATTGTAATTTTATTTGTTACAGCTGATCCATTATAATCTGAAACTGATACAATGTTACCTGCTGATGGTGAGGCTGGGAGTGTTACAGTTATAGCTGAACTTGAACTATCTACAAAAAATCCAGCTCCATTTGTAGCTGTAAAGTCTGCAGTCTTTTTAGTTGTATTCCAATCTACGGTTCCTGTTCTACCAAAACCTGATTGACTGGCACCACTCGCTAAGGCAACTGTATCACCAGAAGCACCTAGTGTTAAAGTAGTTCCGCATTGTGGTTCGACTGCATTTACTTCTATCTTACTCATTAAATTACTACTACCGTTCCTGTTATTGTTTGAGTTCCAGT